ACGACGCAGTACACACAATAAACGATTTAGAATACGAAGTAAGAACAAGGAACAATGGAACAAATCAATAACGAAATTCATACGCGGATCCTCCGGGATCTGAAGAATCGTGCAACATGGGACGCCCGGCAAAGGCAGTTCTATGAGATGCGAACGTTTGGAATGCGTCGTAAAGTTAAGCCATGGCCCACCGCGGCAGACATGCACGTCGCACTGATTGATCGTATTATCGAAAGACTTAAACCCAACTACGTCAACTCAGCCCTGGGCAACGACGTCGTCGCCGGATTTGTTCCTATGCGTCAGCAGTTGGCCCCTCTCACCGTCACAGCAGAACGCTACTTTGACTACAAGATCCGGGAGCGTACCGCATTCCAATTTGAGATCGTCAGACTAATCGACGACATGCTTTTGTTTGGTCGTTCTGTCCTTAAATCGATTTGGGACGAGGGCAAGAAGGAGATTATTTTCCAGGCGATCGATCCGACCAGGTTCATCGTGCCGGACCAGACTGTCGCCCTGGACGACGCCGACTACCTTTGCCATGTCATGGTCTTGTCGGTTGACCAGTACAAACGCGTAGCGGCTTATAATCAGGACGAAGATTTCATTAAAAGGATTGCCGGTCGAGGCACCAAGTTTGAAGGCATCAATACCGAAAAGGAACAAGCCGTTTACCAACGTGAAGGTATCACCTACGACTCTCGTCCGGACCGGATCATCCTCTGGGAGATCTACACTCGCAACGAGGACGACGAGTGGAACGTGAACACCTACTCGCCCTTGGCGACCATGGAGCCTGTCCGGGAAGACTTCGTCCTGCCCTACAAGCATGGTCAGTGCCCATTCACAGAATTTAGCTATGAGTTGACCAACGGAGGATTCTATTCATCCCGCGGGGTCGCTGAGATCCTAGCCGCAAACGAGATGACCCTAGCGAAGCTGAAGAACTCTATGCTCGACTTCCTGGAACTGGCAAACCGTCCGTTGTTCCAAGCCGACAATCCAATTTCGTTGAACATGGCAAATCTGAAAATGCAGCCTGGGCAGATTCTGCCACAGGGCATCAAGCCTGTTCAGATGACGACTCCTCCAATGGACTTCATGCGCGTTATGTACGACGAACGCGCAGAGGCAGAGCAGAGAGTTGGAACAATTGATTTCGGAGTCGGCAACAATCCCTCGGAGCCCGGTAGCTCCAGAAAAACAGCAACTGAAATTCAAGCGTTGGTGAACACCGGGTCCGCGGGTGCCGATTTACGAAATCGCCTTTTCCGAATGTCGCTAGGTCGCCTGTTCCGTCAGTGCTGGTCGATCTATCTGCAGTACGACAAGAAGGATCTCAACTTCCGCTACGCTGAAGATACTGGCACCGTTCCCCCGGAGGCACTGCACGAACAGTATTCGATCATGCCCAAGGGCGGGTACGATTTCCAGACTCGCCAGTTCCAATTGCAAAAGGCAGTGGCTCGGATGCAACTCCTCGGTCAGTCACCTTTCATCAACCAGGCCGAGTTGGTCAAGTCTGTCCTCGAGCTCGATGACCCAAGTTTGGTTCGTCGCCTAGTCCAAGATCCAATGATGAACCAGCAGGAGCAGAGGGAAGAACAGGCGAAGGAACTCGCCGCGATGATGACGACCGCGTTCCCGATTTCCATCAAACCGACCGACGATCACAAGGCTCACCTGGAGGTGATCTTCGACTTTCAACAGGCTTCGGAAAAAGGATTCCGACAGATTGACCAGGCGACAGCCCAGGCGATTGGTCAGCACTTGAACCAGCACTTACAGGCGCTGGAACAGATCGATCCGAACACTGCCCGAGCGATTACTGCCGAGCTCAAGAAAATGGACAAGGCAAAGATGAGACAGCAGGAGCAACTAATGGGGGCCCAGGGTCAATTGCCTCCTCCAGAAATGGCTGGACAAGTTCCTCCCGAGATGGCACAACCGATGGTGTGATCGCGCTAATGAGGCCAGATGAGCAGTTGAATGCTCTTAGGTTGCTATACAGTTGGGCCAACGAAGTCGGATTAAAAAAGAACGCGGTCGAGGTCGGGACATTCTCCGGGGAAAATGCCATACTCATGGCACAATATTTCAACGACGTTACAACTGTTGATCCATGGCTGAATGGGTACGACCCAAACGACCATGCTTCGAGTGCGAACATGGAAGAGGTTGAAAAAAAATATTTTGAGAATATTTCAGACTTTCCGAACATCACGCACGTCAAGATGAAAAGTGTCGACGCATCCAAACGATTTGAAGACGCGTCGATTGACCTTGTGTACCTAGATGGGGATCACCGGGCCGAGGCGCTAGTGGCGGATATCGACGCCTGGAAGCCAAAGGTTAGGCCAGGAGGAATTCTTGCTGGTCACGACATAAACATAGAAAGTGTGCATGATGCTCTAAAGCAAAGGTTTGCGGGAGTTACTGTAAGGATATTTACAGATAGTTCATGGGGGATAATCATATGACAAAACTAAGGGCAATATTAAACTTTATACGCTTTACCAAGTGGGTCGACGAGCCGGAATGGACGGCAGACGACGCCAGGGCACTTGGTAGTTTTATGAGATCAGAGCATGGGGTACGGTTTGCCGCGGTGCTCAGAAACATGACTATTAGACAAGATTCTAGCGCTGTTCAAAAAGGTAGCTTGACAGCATGTGGATTTGCAATAGGCTTCCGATCTGCAGTGGCTGTTATCGATTCCCTTGGAATTGATGCCACTCATCCCGCGGGAGGGGCAGACGACTAGAGGTTACCCGCGGAGTACATAGACTAGTCACAATCCCGCCCGGGATCGTTAACCATTCCGGGGCTGGAGTAAAGGGGTTAGCATGGGTGATGGAATAGAACTGACTGAGGAATCGTTACGAAGGGCGGCCATGATCGAGGATGGGATTATCCCTCCAGACAGAGTGGAAGCGAAAACGGAAGCGGAGCCAACGTCGGAACCAGTGGAGAAGACCGAGTCGAACCCCACGTCGACAACAGAACCCGCAACAGAAAATTCGCCTTCCGCAGCTGATTCTGCGGATCAAAAAGGTGATAGTTCTTTAACAACGACAGAGTCTGAGAGTCCGGTTGAGTCATCCGCCAAGGAACCGAGCAAGTACGAGAAGCTGAAGAATCGCCAGCAGAAAGAATGGGAAGCCATTCAGCAAGCAAAGGCGGAAGCTAAGGCTGAAAAGGAACGCTTGGAAAACGAGCGCCAGGAATTCCTGCGCGAGCGTGAACAGGCACGGAAGGCCGACCAAGAGAGACCGACAGGCAAGTTTGATGCGACCGACTACCGGAACGCTGCGAAGCAGTTTCGAGAAGAGGGCCGAGAAGACCTTGCCGAGCAAGCCGAAAAGAAGGCGACAGAAGTCGAGCGATACGAACTAAAGCAACACGAACAGAAGGTCAGAGAGCACGGAGAGAAAGCCTGGAACGACAATCTCTCCAAAATGGCAGACAAGCATCCAGAACTGAAGGACGCGGAGTCTCCATTGCATAAGAAAGTTTCGGAGTTGCTAAAGACGAAGGCAGTTCTTCGTCAGTACGCCGATGGGATCGTCGACGCGGTAGAGATCGCACAGCTTGCCTTGAAGACGGATAACTCAACCGGATTAGCAGATGAAGTCGAAAAGCTCCGCAAAGAAAATGCGGAGTTCAAAAAACGTTTACAACCTGGAGTTGGTTCACCGTCAACACCGGCGCCTAAAAAACAATTTAGAGATCTATCGGTCTCTGAACAAGGTGCCGAGCTCCGCCGAATGGCAGTAGAATTTGACGAAGCTAACTAAGGTTTAGACATAGGAGATAAAATTATATGGCACTAGTAACCTCTGGCTCGCTCGCAGCGGCCTACCAAGAGTACTTCTCGAAAGAATTACTCCAACGTCAATTGCCCATCCTTCAGATGGAACAATTCGGAATGAAAGCGGCTCTTCCCCGAAAAAACGGAAACAAGCAGATTCGCTTTTTTAGATACGACAACCCGAGCATTAGCTCGATCATCGAAGTAACCTCAGAAGGCACAAACCCTGGATCGAACGAACGTCAGTTGACCCTGTCGACTGTACAGGCATCATTGCAACAATTCGCCAGCTTGGTCAAGCTGTCTGATATCTTGCAAGCCACAAACTTGTTTGATTCCATGGCACAGGCCACGACTCAATTGGCGGAAGATCATGCGTTGCATGCCGACACATTGGTGCACCGTGTGCTAACGACTGGAACTACCTCCGGAACTGGCACTCTGTCCACCTCGGTCCGCTACGCGCAGAA